TGCACCTTCTACCGTTAACTCACCACTACCCTCGGGTGTCGTGTTCTGAGTATCGCTCATTTATGTTTCCTTAATTATATCGCCAACCGGACGATTCGGACTACAAAATCTTTAACTTTTTTTGATCTATAATTTTCTGGTCTACTAACCCTTGAATGTAATTATCGATAGACTCTAGGACTCTAAGACGTATATACGCTTCTTCACGTACCTCTACATCGGAATAATCGCTATTTAAGAACTTAGCTATCTCCATACCTCTGAGTTCTTCCATCATCTCTATGAAGTAATCGTCTCTTAGTAAGTTGTTAGCCCAGTCTGATTTCTTCATTGCATTGCCTTAGTCAGAGAGCCTAGTTCACGTAAAGCCTTGAGTGTTAACTCAGCTTGCTTATTCTTTGTGTCCTCATCAGCCAAGTCCATAGCTAGTACAGCTTGCAATTGCTTAACTGCTAACTCAGCTTCCTTAATACGTAACTCAGCAGAATCCTTTTGGTTCTTCATCTGTAGCTCTATGCCCTTGCTCGTATATTCGGCTTCGAGTGTCTGTCTCTCAAGGTCAAGTTTTGCCGCATCGATTTGAGTTTTCGCCTGTATCTTTTCTGTTTCAACCTTTGCCAGCATCGCAGCAATCTCTGCTTGGGCATCCGGCGTAGGAGGCTGCGGTTGAGAAAGTGCAGCATTTTGCTCTGGCGTAATTTCATTCATGAACTCGTTAGCATCTTTGAAACCTGCTGACTCAATGAACTTAGCTAGTGTATTTCGGTACTGAGCCACAGATACCAATGGATTAGATGGACCATACTGCTGGATGATCTGCTCTTGTTTCGCTAGAACCATCTGCAACATAGCCAACTTCTGATCTCTGTCACCTGAGCCTAGACCAACATTAACGCTAATATCGTACTCGTTAGCCCATGTTCTAGGATCAAATGTTACGTACTTACCACGCATACGGACGATTCTAGGCTTGTCCTGATACTTGCCCAATAGGTGCAAGATGCCTCTAAACAGACTCTTTACGCCTGTCTCAGCAAAGATACGAGCGATTAACTCTAGCTTGCCACTATTAGACTTCATCATCGCAGCCACAGCAGTAGCCGTAACATTGCTCAAGATGTCTGGATCAAGTCCTTGCTGTGCATCGCTAACGCCTGTACGTTTAGCCTGAACTGCATCCAAGTATTCCAGCATCGGCATGGCTTGACCGAATGTACTCTGAACCGTTAACGGAACTAGAGCATTAGGGTTCTTGATGCGGATAATTCCCCCCGGAGTAGCATTGAGCAAGTCATCCATGTTGACCTGACCATCTACAGCACCAACTCGATTGTTGTTAGTTAGATACAGATTATCCAAGCTCTGACGAGTTATCGTGGACTTCTGTAGCTGAATATCCATCGTCCGATCTGCCAGACTTTGCCCAAAAAATTTGTGCGGTACAGGTATAGGACAGATAGAGTGGAATGGAACATAGTCTGTTTCCTCATCTTCCAATATTTCAGAGCCGCAATAGACAATACGGCGCAACTCAGCAATACCGTCATCATCTTCATCAATACGGATATAGCACTCGTATACCTCTAGCACCTGCATTGAGAAGTCTAGAGACGTATTTTGATCCGGTTGTTCGCCATTTGGGAAGCGAGCGATACGTTCAGCATTGAACTCAAGATCGTTATAAGTTGGCAGATCGTCAACTGTATCCTGATCGTAGCCAATAGCAATCAACTCTGAACGAGTCATTAAGCGACGATGCGCTACGAAACTAGCTTGGTCAATAGTCTTAGCTGACTTGCTGATAAGGAATTCTTCAGGAGGCACGTTCTCAATACGCACCTGACCTGTTTCTTTAATGCGCTGTACTTGCACTTCAAACTTAGGAATCTGTATGACATTACCCATCATGTCCGACATTTCCGTATATTCTATTTTCTGTTTGGTAACTTTTAGAGTCTGATCCGATAACAATAAAGCCAGTTCATCTTCCGACAGATTTTGGTATTCTTCCTTCGTTACGTCTGTAGATTGATCCCAGTATGATTTAACTACGCCTACCTTCTGCAGCAGAGCATCTTTAAACCAGTTGTGAAGGATAAGCATCCCATCATTGTCGCGGTAGAACGCCCAATTACAGTAGTCGGTAGCCTGTCTAGCTGACTCCTCATCACCCGGACTCTTAGGCTCAAAGTAGACAATATCTTCGGTAGTCGTAAATACACGCATTAACTGTGGCAATGCACCATCAATAGCCTCAGCTACCTCACCAGTTACGATCTGGCTGCGACCTTCCTGTTCATTACCGTAAGGATAGCGTAAGTAATACTCTAGTGCCCTCTTACGATCTTCGGTAGTCTCGGTGTCAAGATAACCAATACTGTTATCTATTTCGTTCTCGATAATACCTTTTACTTTGCCTTCATCCATCATAATGCGTTCCTCTTAGGATTTTCGCAATTATACAATCCATTTAGTGTTAATGGGCAAATCTGACTGCCATGAAGTCTCGTCTTGGTCAAGGCTTATCGCTAAGTACCTGAAAGCGTCTGCTGCATGGCTAGACCAGTCGTGTAATGGCTTGTCGTAGAACACTTGCTGACGCTCGTTGTACTCTCTACGGTAGTTCCTAAGCGCATCCAGACCAGTCTTGACTTTATGATCGAACCAGCATTGTGGCAATAGCCTTCTAACGGCTTGTATGCCATCTGCAACCGACAATCTAGGAGCTACAGTTATATCCAGTCCTGCTTCCTGCAAAACCTCTTTACGGCTCTTTCCTGTGCCTAGCTCTCTGACTTCGACGTCATGAGGCAAGAACTGCGTGTAGCCTTCGTAGCCGTTATCTTTGAGCCAGCGTACATACCAGTCCAGACCGACACCGTGGTTTTCCGTAAAATCAATGAGACGCACTTCTTTTCCAACCACCTGAGCAACCCACAGAGAAGTAGAATCGCTAATCCCCAAATCCCAAGCAACATAAGACTTACATAAGTCATCAGGTTCGATAGTGGTGATCCGGTTCTTCTCCTCAAGATTGTTGATAATCTGCCCATAATAAGAACCCTCTACGGCTGCGTCAAAGCTGCACTCAAACTCTTGGTTATACTTGTCATCGCCCATTTCCTTACGAGCGTCTTTGAGTTCCTTAGCCGCTAGTATCCCTGTATCACTAGCTCTAAACTCTAACAAAGCCCAACCTTCAGCAGTCTTAGCCCTGTCTCTGAACTCTGCGAAATGGTTGCGTCCTTTGGGTGTGCCAATAAATAGACACCACGTAGGAGCCTCGTCTGTGTTTCTATCCGCTAGTGCTGGACGTATAACCTCGTTCCATATCTTAGGGTTTTGATCACCTATCTCGTCAAGGATAACGCCATCGAAATACTGCCCACGCAAGCTATCAGCATTATCAGAGCCGTAAAGACTAATGCGCCTACCCCAAAAGTCAACTCTAAGCTCGCTGATGTTAGCCACAGCCCCAAGAGGACGAGTAAATTCCAACAAGTAATCCCAAGCCACGCGCTTGGACTGTGCGTAAGTCGGAGCAATATAGGCAAATCGTGGGTTTTGTTTAGTGCATTCAATGGCAGCCTTGATTAGATGGTTAATCGCGCTAACAGTCTTGCCCATACGACGATGTGCAACTACTACTGTGAACCTATGCTTATCTATAGCCTCATGAATCAGCCTTTGCTGCTCACGTGGCTTATAAGCTATCTCGATTACTTCTGCCATGTAACCACGTGCTGTTGTGGAGCACCATCAACGCCACTTATCTCAGTCCTAGCCAGCTTAGGTATATGGTACTCACTTAGCTTATTCATTAGATCAAGTGCCTTATAAGGATCATCTTGAGCCACTTCGTTAAGCCATCTATCCATATTAGGAGCATTGCGCTCTAGTAGATTAGCAATAGCCTCTCTTACTACGGCTGTTGACTTATTAACCGCTCCCTTAGGTCTACCCTTACCCATGTTAGTAAGGTTAGCAGCGCGTGTATCTTCGTCTATTTTACTGATGTTATCTGTTTCCATTTTTGCATTATCCTCTGGATGTCATGCGGTATAAAGTAGTTGCTGCAATTCAATAATTAGGTATAATAATATTTCATTAGGAGGAACTATGAATCTACTACCTGTAGTTAATACTGAAGTAAAAATGCCTAAAAAAATGCATAATGCTTTAGCTTTATTTGAAACTTATTGCGCTGTTTCTGGAATAGAGACAGTAACATACCAACAAACAATTGATTATTTAAAAAAACATAATGGCATTGAATTAAGCCAATTTTTTAAACCTGAATATTTATTTAGTAACCAAGTTTTTTCAGAAGATCAGAAGTAATAACTCCAGAATAAGGATGCATTTGCATAGACCTTATATCTGCTGCACTTGGATTTTTAGGGTCTTTAATATTTCTAGCTTTTACAACATTAGGCAATAAATCAAAAATAGTTAAATTATCATTAAGAATTCCTAGTCCTTGTCCAGGAACACCTCGTGGATAAGATGGATGACCAGAAGCCTGAATTATTGGAGAACCAGCATAAATTTCTCCTACATTCATAATTCCACTTTCTTTTGCAAGTAATTGTCTAGGATCAGCAACAGCTAACCTAGCTTCTCCTATACCTAATCCACCTTCATTCCTAAAATTTTTATCAATAGATGCTTTAATTGCTTTTCTTGTTGTATCTGATTGTTTTCTAAATTGAAGAATACTTTCAGCAGAATCAACGCCTTTCCAATCTGGAATAAATCTTTTTACATCTTTATCTAATGTTTTTTTACCACTTTTTGTCATTGCAGCATTAGCATAATTTAACATTGATTCGCCAGTCATTGCAGCAAAATCACCACCAGTTGGAGCCATTCTCCACGGTATATATAATGGGTTTTGTTTTGTTGCATCTTTTACAAGATTGGCGTGTTCCATAATTTGTCTTACAGGCTGATCCCCCGAAGCCCATACTTGACCGGGATTCCTGAACATATAATCTTGACCGCCAAGCAATCCTACTGGTCTATTTAGAGTTACATCGTTTATTTTTACTAAATTACCACCAGCAGCAGTTCTATCAGACATACTAGTTACAAATGGTCTTCCTTCATAATCAACTATATTAACTTTAGGAACATTAATAGAGCCTGTTGAGTCAATAACTGTTTTTAAAGACTGTAATCGTGCTTGCTCTAATTTACGTGGATCAAATCTGGGGTCAAATTTTCCTACAGATGTACTACCTGCAAAACCCATCGCTAAATCTTCAATCTTCCTATCTACATATTGCTTTGCGGCTGCTTGCTCAGGAGTTACTGGCAAACCTCTCATGGCATTACGTTCAGCCTGAGTAGCCAATAATGACGCTTGATTGTAAGCACCAGCTTGCTGATTCATTTGTTGCATTGCTGCTCTAGGATCATTAACCAACAATCCAAGCCTAGTACCTAAGTTCTGATCTATAAAATCAAGAATCCCTGCCATAGAATGCCTCGTACATATCCGGTCTGTTAGTCTTTATCCATTCCCTCGGTTCTTCATGGCACTTAGCAAAGTCGTTTCCAACCGTCTGACTTCCTGCATGATGAACATATCCTCTTGAGACAAAGTGGAAATACCCTGCTTTGCCTAAGTCATGGCATATTATATTGTCTGAATACCAATTAGTGCTAGGGAATTGTGCCACATCCCATGCTTCTTTACTTATAGCCGCGAAAATAGGAGCAATCACATCAGTCATCTTGATATGTAACTCGCTTTCCCACTTTAACGCTGAAAATACGTCATCTTCTTCAGCTACTCGTATATTCTGTGCTGGTAGTACGTAATCTGATCTAGCACCTAAGAATCCAACCTTAAATGACTTACTGACGTACTTGTAATCTGCTTGCATCTTCTCAATGGTATCGGGCGCCAATACTACATCGTCATTAGCAATGATTAGTGAATCGTAATGCCCTGTAGAGAATGCATAAGAGACAATTGCATTATACGCATCTCCGAAATTGGTAGCAGTATTTGGTCTGAATATGACTCTATCGTTGCCAAGTCTCTTTCTAACTTCTCCCCACAGCTCCAAACTATTTGCACTAATGTAAACTGGCAATTCTCTTGCATATTGATTAATGCTCTCCAATAGTACGTGGATGCTTGGACTATCTACCGTAGCGATTACGATTGCTTGCACAAAACCACCTTCATAGAATCTACTGCTCTAGGAGTTCGTAAAATTTCCCTATCAGGAATGTTTTTATCTATCATTTCCTGACCAAACTCTGACATCTCAAACCTCATTGACGATAGGTTAAATCTATCCTGCCAACCTAAATACCAATGCCAATCGGTATAGTACAGCCAGCTACTCTCATTAAAAGCACGTACGTGCGTTGGGTCTTGCCATGCACCTAAACTTAGCTCATACGGTACGATAATGTGAAACTCACCGCCTATTTCTAGCAAGTCCTTACAGTTAGTCATTGCAGCCACTAAGTCAGGTATATGCTCTAAAACGTCATTTGCGACGATTGTTTTAAACATTCCCTTTTCTATCGTTACCTTGCCAAATCTAGGACTGTCTATAACCTGACCAAACTCCACCTTTGATATATCTACCCACCAGTCAGGATTAACTCTCAGCAATATGTCAGCATTAAAGTAAGAATCTTTCCAGTCTTTGCCTGAACCTAGATTAAGAGTTTTGGGCATCTTCAAATTCATTTAAGATTATCAATTTAATATGTTCTGAAAATGGCTCTGCTTTACTAACACCTTGAAATTGTCTTTCTAAACTTTTTTGCATAATTACAAAATAGCCTTTTAACAATTCATAATATTTTTCTTCGCTAACAAACTTTTTGTATTTTTTAATTAACCACAACATTATTATTGGATAAACATAATCATAATTATCTATCCACTCTGCCGAACCCCAAAAATTAAAAGTTCTTGGTGTTGGCACATAAATTGCCTTAGTTTCTTTAGTAAAACACTCAATGAATGGCAAATTATGAGGCTGCTTTTGCCTTCCTTGATGCTCAAATTCATCAGAATGGTTTAAATCTCCTGACCATCTAACCGTAGACTGTCTAAAGCAATTAACCATTAATTCGCCAAGCAACGTATCTGCTACTTGAAAATCTATTAACTTATCAAAAGTAGTATTTATCGTATCTTTGTATTTGCCCTTAATAATTCCTTTAGGAATATTCGGATAACTTGCCCATATCTCTTGCTCAGTTTCATTTACAAATGCAGTAGTGTTGCAAAAAATATAATCTACATCACATTTAGTTAATTCAAGTAGCTCACTTATTGAGCCAGCTATTAAGTAATCGTCATCCCCAATGATCCATACAAATTTAGACTCAAATGGCAAGTTATACCCATGTATTACATTGCCAACAAAACCTAAATTAGTATCGTTATGACGAACCTTGATCCAATCTAAACTATCTAAATATTCTTTAGTGCCGTCTGTACTTGCATTATTTGAAACATAAACGACTACCTGATCTTCATAACCAGCAATATCATACTTAATAGCATTTAAACAATTTGTTAATTTATTTAAACGATTATAAGTAGGTATGTATATAGTTAATTCAGTCATTCGTCATCAGATTCTTCATCATCAGAATATTCTAGTTTAGCCATCTTTAACATAGTCTTTTGCTTTTCAGTCATAGCCTTAGTTATAGGTCCACCAACCAGCCACGCTGAACAGGTACGGTCTGCTGCACACTTGAACTCGAATAGCTCGCAATAGCCTAGTTCCGCACTATCCACGACCTCGTTAGCATACGTCTCATCATCCGATTCTTCACCCTGAATACCATCGACAATACACTTCATCATTTCAGGAGTCTGGATAAATGCAGAGCAGTTGCCACATTTCATCGTCTGAGCGTTCTTAGGACTTGTCGCCCATTCCTTAGCGCGAATCTGCCAGAAGTCCTCTGGTGACTCAGGATTAGCAGGACCATAACCTACGTTGGCAAATGCCCAATCTCTGTTCTTTAGATTAAGCTGGATGTCTGAGCAGACAATAGGACATTCTTTCATAATTAACCCTGTTTCTTTTTGTTTCGTGCGGATATTGCAGCAGCCTTCTTCTTAGCATCAGCCTTTGAAGTAGCTCCCCATGCCTGTAGGCTTAGAAGCAGTCTAGTAGGCTCACCATCAGGTTTGCGCTCAGGACCAGCCATGTTACCCATCCTAGCCAAGAAAGACGCCCTACGTGGATTATCGCCACTTTTAACAGGAGCCTTTAGATCAGAGCCAGGATTAGCCGCCTCATAAGACTTACGACCTTTCTCGTTAAGCCCACCTTTAGGGTTCTTGCCAGCCTTCTTAGTCCATGCCGCAGCCATTATTTCTTCTTAGCTTTCTTAGCAGGTTTAGCAGTCTTAGCAGCAGCCAAAAAGTCAGCCTTAGTCGGAGCACCTTTAGCACCTACCTTACGCATCTTCTCTCCGCTACCTTCGGCAATGCGTTTTTTCTTTGCTGCAATGTTTGCATAGAGTCCAGTTTTCATTTTTTAGCCTTATTCTTAGCAGTACGTTGACCACGTTTAGGTAATGACTTGCCAGCCTCTGAAAGCGCAATTGCTACGGCTTGTTTCTGAGACTTAACTACAGGACCACCTTTGCCAGAGTGTAATTCACCCTTGCCATACTCAGTCATGACCTTAGCGACCTTCTTAGCTGCTTTCGATTTCTTCATCATTTAGCATTTCCCTAACTTGTTTAAGTAATTCATGCTCAGTCGTTTCGTACTGACGCTCAAAGGCTTTACGTCCCATTCCGTGGTATCCGGTATTCCCCCGATGATGCTCAGGACAAAGCGGTAACGTATCGTAATGCGAACTCCTTACTCCCATCCCCAAGCCTAAGCCTCTAACGTGGTGAATCTCAGAAGGAGTTCCTGCATACCCTAGCCTAGTGCAAATTATACAACCTAAATTAGCAACTTTAGACAGGTATTTCTTCTGATCTTTGGTCAATTTGACGCTTTCTCCATAACGATTTAACTGACGATATTGTCTCAGCGTGGTTGCACTCAGGACATACATCTACAGGATCATCAAATACATACTCACAACGTACTCTAAGCACATCGTCACGTTCACCAATCCAGTTGCAATTATCGCAATAAACTTTATCCATATTATTACCTTTAATTAACGTAAATTTCATTTAGGTTTGCTACTATTTCTCCAACTTGGAGGCTGCCATGTACGGTATATCTATAGACGGACAGGATTTCTGGTTTGAAGCTGAAGAAGTTGAACTCATGGAAATGGATGATGATGGTGTCATCTGGAAATACGATAGAGAAGCCTGTGTCTGGATGTACTTTGATGAAGATGCAGACGAGTGGCTGCTATTCGACGAGGAGACATTTGATCCGTTCACAAGGTCGATCTTTCAACAAACCGATTCGACGCTTCCATCGTCCTCCAGCACTCACCCCTCATCTGAGCAGCAATCAGCATCCAACGTAACCTCTCCGCCTCTTTTACGGCTTCTTTAATACCTAAACAACAGATTTTGTATTCTTCAGTTGTATAAGAATCAGCCTCTCTTTCAGCCATCGTATTCTTAAGACTTTGCTGAAATCCTATGGCTTTAACTGTTTTACGATGCTCAGTTAAATAAGAAACATTTGACTTAGCTTCTGCATAAGCCTCTGCGTGTTTAATAATGTAATTAATTGCTTCGTTCGGATCGATATTCATCTGATAGTTTCCATATTAAATTTTTAGCATCGTCAATACTTGTAACTACATTAACTTGACCTTTCCAGAGTCTATGCCAATTAAATTGATCTGGAGTAAGTACCTTTTTATCACCGTCCTTGATCTCAAGCAAGAAATTTCTAGCTTTAAATCCGACGATAATATCTGGACAACCTTTTCCTACCGCATGAAGATGCTCAACCGTACAACCCATATCGCGTAAAGCCTTAACGATCTGAGTCTGGTTGTTATCTACCCTTTTGTAAACCATACACCGTCATCCCCTCTTGATCCAAGCGTCCACTGTTCCCTACAATCTTTCTCTAACAACTGAGCCGTTCTATCTCCGCGTTTTTTGCGGACAATAGACAAGTATTCGATGGCTTTGTTTCTATCTTGAGTACGCCACTTTAATACCTGCCTTACTTCGCAACGGTGACGATGATTCTCTGAGTTATCAATCATAATTATAAAATAGCAATTGTTTCACCTTGTTTTGGGATAATTAAACCAAAGTCCGTCATAAATAAACTATTTGTTTGAAACCGATAAATATTAATCTTTCGCTTGCTAGTTTCTTTCCATGTGTTTTTATGACTTATTCCTTTTCTGTCACCTATTTTTACCCAACCCATTTGCGTCCAAAAAAAGTTACTTGCTAGATCATCAGCGCAACCACAAGCAAAATCTTCTCTGCCTAGTAAATTTCCATGACTAATTGCAGCAGATAACAATGCTTTACCACGTTCAATTAACCTAGCATCCTCTTGTATACATATTTGGTTGCATTTAGATATTTTTCCATAGCTAAACATTACAAACCCAACTAAATCGCCATTTTCCTCGCATACAAATATTCTGTCATTACAAGTTGTACTCCATCGTTTACCTGACTTATGACCTGTAATTGCCGCACTATAAGCTGGACTAGGAATAAAACCAAGAGAGAGACTTTCCTTTTTTGACAGACTAATAATGTATGGAACATCTTCCAATATAGCTGCGCGTATCATGCACGAAAGCTCCCACGATTATCAAAGTCTATAGGCTGACCACCGAGAGTATCTACAAACTGCTGGCTGTTGTGCTCAAAGTACATCCCATAAAACTCCTCAGCTTCCCCATTTCTTTGCTTTTGGCACATTAGAAACATATCAGGCTGCTTCTCGTCATAGTCCTCATTGTTCCTACGAGCGTTCTCCTTCTTCTTATTACGCCAGACTAAGAACACATTGTCCACCTGATCTGCGATCGATCCAGAACCCTTTAAATCGGTCTTAGAAGGCTGTATCTCCTCTGACTGCAACTTGCGTATGTGGTGGACTAAATGGATGTGTACGTGATGGTCTCTAGCCAATGCACAAAGCTCGTCTACGAATGACTTTTGCTCGTTTAATGAGTCCTCTGCGACCACACACTTCATTAATGAGTCAATGAAGATATGTTTTATGCCTAATTCAACAGCGCAGTATCTAGCCATTGCAATGGTTTTCTGTGGAGTAGTGCTACCTTGCTGGTCATAAAGATAGAGATTCTCGTCAATGAAATTAGTAAACCGTCCTAAAACACCACGAATGTAGCCTTCTTTGTCGTGCGTAAGCGGTATATTAATATTCTCACCAGCAAATTGTCTAAGCATACGGACAATGGTAGTTATAGGTTTCATTTCGTATGAGGCAATGCATACCTTTAGGTTCTGTTTTACCAAACCTAACGCTATCTGACCTGTTACGAGAGACTTACCGCCTCCGTTAGAACCAGCATATACCGTAACCTCACCAAGTCTAAATTTAACGTCTGAATGAGTTTTAACCCAAGGCATTACTGCATCGTCAGTCTTTTGAGGATCAGTATAGTTTTGATAAATCTCATCTAACCAGCTATTAGCAGACTTAACGTGAGCCGATAAGTCACTAGCCTTTAGGTATTTCTCAATATCAATCTGACTTGATTTAATAATATTGCGGTCATTGTAAAGTCGTTCCGCTATTGTATTAATATTATCCGACATATTTAACTGCCTCCATTATCCTAGCCTGTGCTTTCTTCATTCGACATCTATCTTCTTCCGATAGTGGTAGTCCTTGTGCCATTGTGTAAGCTGCTACTGATACTACCCATGCCTCGAATTCAATGACTCTGAGCAAGTCTGAAGCATAATACTTTCTCTTAACTGGAGGCAAGTCTTTATTTGTGTCTGGAAATAAATCACCCATCTCCATACCAACTGCACCCATAATTTCCTGAACGCTACAACCTCCAAAACATTTCAATAGGATACGACCATCATCTAGTTCTCTTATCGCTAGTGATGGACTTTTATCCGTATGAGCAGGACAGCAAGCCGTATAAGCTCCGTTACGACCTTTAACCTTCTCTAGTCGGCTGAGTATGTTCTCAATCATTTCCACCCCACTAATGCTTGTGTCTTTGATTGAACTTCTTTAGTACGTTCAGCCCTAACCCAATTTCTCCACGTTGCATCCCAATCTAGCTTTACTCCTTTAGCACCGGGTTGAGCAGTCCAGTAATCTCTAAACCTACAAGCAGTTTGAATAGGATTTAAGTCAGGTCTTGTTTTATTGCAAAATTCAATATTCTCTTGCGTAAGAATCCAGTCAGCAGAAAGTCGAGTTCCACGAGACTGTTTTGTCTTTACTATGGTTATTGGTTCTTGGTTACTGGTTGGTTGAACGTCCGTTGAGCGTCCGTTAGTCCTCCGTTCAGCAGATGCTCTACCAGCCCTAGATGCTTGTTCAACTTTAGCCTTGTAATGCTCAATTTCTTTGTCAGCCCTACGGTTAATGTATCCACCATCAATGTGGTCAAAGAACTCGGTTAAGACTAAATCTACTTCAGATTCATACTCACGCATGTTGATCTGTCGTGCAACGGTTGTTAAACAGTCGCTCAACGGACGTTCATGTAGATAATAAATATCTAGCAATCTGCGGTAAGCAATATCTTCTATCGGAGTTAAATGGCGCGTATGTGTTGCGTAATCGCCAATATGGAATTGGTAGTAGTGCATATTTACCTCACGTTATCGGTAGTCGTTACAAAATAGGTGGTATGGCAGGACGGTAACGAATCGTCTTTTCGGGAGCTACCCTAGCCATTCCGGTGAATCCTCTAGGACTATAACGAAACTTTTCTTTTGCTGCAAGTCCTACAAATATCAGAGTTTCTAAATTGAATTGCTGAACGTGAATGTTTACAAATAGGACACTTTTGCATTGCAAAATTATAAATCGTTTTCTCTTTTGTAACGGACGTCTGATTTACAGGTTTTAAAGGTGCGTCTTTCAATTACTTGTCCTCGTGGGCTTACGGTCGGTGGGAATGTCTTTAGCGGAGTAAATGGTATCGGCTCCCGTGGTGGGACTAGCTTCTTCTCATCTACTGGATTAGGCTTATCTTTAAAAAACGGAAAGAATACATCACCTTCCTGCTTAAAGCACTTTAACCTAACTAATTTCCTAAGCTCTGTAGTTATATCCCATTCCACAGCAAAACCCATCATTCCGTACTTTTGTATTATCTCTTTGACAGTAATACCGCCGGAATTGTTAACAATATCGATAAATTCAGCCCTTCGGCTATTTACTCGTGGTACGTACATAAAATAATTTTAAAAAAGTTGTTGACATACAAGATTGTGCTGCGTTATAGTTTCTTCGCTGCAACACACTATTAACCTCTAGGAGAATACTATGAATACAAATAAATCAGCAACAGTTCGCACCATTCATGCAGGTAGCCCATTTACAGACACATATGATCTTATCGTTGAAGTCTTAAAAGACGGTGAATGGACATACTATCAAGGATTCAATACTCTCAGTAACGATTACGCATACACAGAAGCTCGTGCAGCAGAAGCTCGTGCAAAGGCTGAACTATGAAAACTAATATGCACAATTGGGAAATAGCTGAGATTGTCTATGCCTTGCGATTGCTGGCAGACAACTTAGACAAGAAGCCACGCACCACTCAGGAGCAGGAAATACTTGAGATAGCTTACGAGGCATTGCTAGTAGCTCCTAGAGAAATCCACGAACTTGTTAATATTTTAGAATCAAATGATAACTATGAATAAATTGCTCAACACTAATGATTTCTTTGCACGTAAGCCACTACTTTGTGGTGTAATAATGTTTCTTCTATACATTTTGGCTTGCTCAATATGACCGATGAAAAAAACATTTTATACAAGAAAGACTACGTTACGTCTGCTAAAACGGACATTAGGAAAACTTTTGCAAAAATTAGAAAGGATCAAAAACAGGCTGAAAAAATATCTACTTCTGAGAAAACACAACCTACCAATATTGTTCAGTATAAAAAATTCAGATAAATAGGAATCTACTATGAATAACGACTATCAATTGCAAGAGCAGCACGAACAACAGCAATGGCTTGTATATAGCAAGCTGCAAAAAGCCAGAGTATTACTACAAGAATTACCGCTAAAGAAGTCAGGCTTTAACTCATTCGCAGGATTCAAATACTTTGAACTGGCAGACTTCCTACCTAGCATCAATAATATCTTTGACGATCTAGGACTATGCTCAGTCTTTAGCATTAGCGAAGATGTAGCAACATTACGTATCTTTGACTCAGAGTTCGGTGGAGTCGTTTATTTCCGCAGTCCTACCGCAGAAGCAGGAGCAGGTAAAGCACCTCCTATACAGGCTCTAGGATCGATGCATACGTATCTACGTCGATACTTATTCCTAAATGCCCTAGAGATCACAGAGCATGACGCTGTAGACGCTACGATCAAGAAAGACGAGCCTAAATCAGCCAAACCTATTACCGTAGATGTATTTGATAGCCTAGATGATGAGACTAAAGAACTCATCGAAAACATAGCTATGGATGTACGTATGCTTATGGAACGTAACGATATGCAGGGAGTCATTGATTACATTAATCTGCAAGAGTTTGATGCAGATACAAAGACTGCATTCTGGAGTAGGTTAGATAGTAAAGAGCGCAGCGCAATTAAGAAATTTTCAACAGGGAAATAATATGACTGAATTTGATAATACAAACCGTGGAGTTTTATACCGCAATGAGAATAAAACGAGTGAGAACCATCCAGACTATAGTGGGAGCGTCAATGTATCTGGTACTGATTTCTGGTTATCTGGTTGGCTTAAAGAATCCAAGAAGGACAATAAAAAGTTCTTTAGCTTATCGGTACGCCCAAAGAATGACGCAGCGTCTAAGCCAGTC